CTCTAGATTATTGTTTAGATGCATTTCGCAAACAGGTCATATATAGAAATGTAGTCGAAGTTATCAATCAGCATAAAGGTCGTTTGACTGATGACCCTGAATCAGTTATAGGTTCATACCTAGAGGGTCTTGAAAAGATAACTCTTCAGCATGATGATGACCTTTTGATGTATGATAATGGGTCAGAAGACCGTCTAGAAGATTACCAGCATAAGAAATCTCAACGTTTATCTAAATTTGGGATAATTGGTATACCTACTCCTTTTCGGACAATTAACAATACTGGTGTTGGGATGCAACCCGGTGAAATCTATTCTGTTTTTGCTCGCCCAACTGTTGGTAAAACTTGGATGTGCTGTAAATTTGCTTCAATCGCTTCCATGTGTGGGTACAAGACGTTATTCGTATCTGCTGAAATGCCAGTAAAAGAAATTATGATGAGATTGGATGTTATATCCGCTAATGCTATGAAATATCGTTTCACTCATGATAGTCTACGTACTGGTAGTGGCTTGGATGAGGTGGAGTATAAAGAGTTCTTGTCCAAACTCAATCAAGAGAATTTGTTTGTTTGCGATAGCATTGACCAATCTACAGTGAGTCTAGCTGGTATATCTAGCTTGGTTCGTAAACATAAGCCCGATTTGATTGTTTTGGATAATATTGACCTAGTGGGTGTTCATGCATCCGGTAATCAACCGCTATGGGAGAAAATGCACTCCCTTTTCTATGGTATGAAGAACATTTGCCTTGTTAATAAATGTTCATGTATTATTTCTACTCAGGCTAACAAGGGTGGTTTCGACGTTTTTTCCCCTCCACAGGCTCACCATGTCGCATTTGGGGATGCTTTGATTAGGGCTTCAGATGTTGCGTTCTCTATGTTTTGTGTTGAGGATAATATTGGTAAACGTAGGCTTCAATTTCAAAAAGTTCGGAATAGTAGCTTAACTAATGATAAGGTCACACTTGATTGGAATGTAAATATAGGGCTAATCAAAGAAGAGTAATTTATGTATTGTGTTTTGTTGAAACATCCGGTATAATATTGTAAATGATTTCAGAAATGAGAATGAATAGAGATTGGGGAAAGGCATTAATTGAAGCGGGATTTGATGTCCCAAATAACAAAGTACAATTCAATATTTCTTGTCCGTTTCATGGCCCTGATAAGCATCCTTCGTTGTCAGTTAATTTATTATTAGGAAAATGGATTTGTCATACGGGTTGCGGAAGCGGTTCAATTGCAGGATTTCTTTCCGATTATTTAGAGATTAGTTTGATTGCAGCAGAAAAATTAGCCTTTGATGATTCTATGCATGAGGTTGACTTTTTTGATGCTATAGGGGATGATGATGGAACTCCGATTCCAGAAGTTATTATCCCTTATGATTCATCTTCTGTTCCAGAATGGATTTTTGATAGGGGATTCACCAAGGCTTCTCTGAAACGCTGGAGATGTGGAATCAATCCCAATATGGGGTCATTAGTAATTCCGGTAACGGATTCGTTTTCTAGAGATATTGGTTGGATTGAGAGGCATAGGCCAGATTCTACTTTTCGGTATCAATATTCAACAGGACTTCAGAAAAGTAAAGTTCTTTTTGGGTTACCTCAATCTCGCACACATAAAGAAAAATTTTTGTGTATTACTGAAGGGGCTTTGGATTGTATTTGGCTTGACCAACATGGGTTTCCATCGGTAGCGTTGTTGGGTGTGTTTCTATCGAGTAATCATAAAGAGATATTGAAAAAAGTAGGAGTAAGTGAAATTATATTATGTTTAGACAATGATGAAGCTGGGATGAAGGCAACCGAATATGTTAGTCGAGAAATTAGTTATTATTTTCCAGTTAGTCGAATAACATTGGATGGTGTTAAAGATGTTCAAGACGTTAGAGATTCAAACAAATTGAAGCAGATATTAAATGAGAGGACGGTGCTATAATGGCTGGAATAGGAAAAATAACCCAACGTCGAAAAGATACTGTTAGTAATTTTACTGGTGGAAGAGAGGTTTTTCTGAGGGACGGTGACCAAGTATTGTTGTCCATAATTCCTACTGGAGATGATGGGGATGAACGTTTAACTGATTTTTGGAGACATGCTGTTCAGAGTCAGAATGCTGATGGGGCAACTCGATGGACATATTCCCTCTGTGGGAAATCTGTAGATAAATATTGTGATGTTTGTGCCAGTGGTCAAAGGGCGCAACATCGATTCGCTTTTTGGGTATATGTTTATCATATATTGCATTCAGAGAAAAATCAGGATTCATGGACTGAAGTGAAATCAAAAGCTGGTTCTGATACACAGTATAAAGAAGATGTGAACGGCTTCCGAATGTTCAGTCAGGGATTTGGTCAACGAGACTATCTCTGGAATCAGGTTGTTGATATTTATGAGGAGAACGGCAATCTGAATGATAAAATAATTAGGGTCAGGCGTCGTGGTTCTGGTATGCAAGATACTAACTATTCGATTCAACTCACTGGTACTGACACTGCTATTCCTGAAGAATCCACTGATGAATTGAGTAGATTGGGAAATGCTATGACTTTCTTTACTGAGAGGGAAGAGAATTCACCCCCTAATCACACTAATGGCACTTCTAACATAGCGTCTACCAAAGCTGTTTCATTAGAGAGTTCAGATGATTCAGATTCTACTACTACTGTTGATACTCTAGATGAGCTATTTGATAAAGATACATTGTTTTAAAAATGGTTAAAAATGGTTAAAGAAATTTCTAAAAATGGCCCTAAATATTCTGATACTCTTTTGAAGGGGATGGAATGTTTGTGGTTAGGTTTTCACAGTGATTCCAATTATTACCTAACCATGCCTCTACATAATGATTTTTTTCAAAAACGGGTTTTGAATGGACGTATTGGTACAATAAATCAAGCTGGTTTATATGGTGCTGAAGTTGAGTTTCCAGTAGATAATGAACGAGGATTTGTTAGATTGAATCTGAGCGTTAAAGAATTGTTACCTATGACAACTCAACAGAGGGATATTTTAAGAGAATCTATATTAGGAGAAATTATAGTGAGTACTCAGACAAACAAAGTCACATACAGGTGCGTAGAAACAGGTTGTTCTTTTATTGCTGCTTCTCCGCAGGGGTTAGGGACGCATAGAGTAAAGACCCATAATTTGCAACCTCAGAAACGAGGGGGATTGAGGGTTAAGGTTAGTAGTATATCGTCAAAGCCCATTCTGGATACTGGTGATAAAACTACTACCAAAACTTCAGTTTCAACGAATTGGAAGGCCCGGTATGATGCTATGGTGAAGCGATACAATCGTTTAGCCAGTAGGCATGATTCTGTACTAAACACCTTGGAAAAGATTTCCAAGCTAAAAAAACTCTAATTATAGAGATACTTTACAGACATTAGATAGATAGACCCATTTTTTATTCTTGGTATTGCTGGATTGGGAGCGAGTGATTATCGCTCCCAATTCTATCTTAGGTGTTTATGGTCGATGTTATTTCCTATTCTTATGACGAATTAAGCAATATATTTAAACACCAAAAATATATTGCTGTTGATACTGAAACCACTGGGTTGCATTGGTGGCGTACTGAAGTCTGTGTAGTTTCTTTTGCATGGGCTGGAGGTTCTACGGCTTTGTGGATTCCAGTTGCGGAACGTAGGCCCGATAGTCCGATGGCAAGGTTGCTTACTGAATTATTTAACTACCCTACTAATAGGGTTATTTTTTGGAATGCTAAATTTGATTTTCATCATATAAGAAGTACGTTTGGTGTGGAATCATCTTCATGGGATTCTTTTCATGATGCTATGATTATGTGTCATCTTCTGGATGAAAATCGACGCATGGCTCTCAAAGTTAGGGTTAAAGAAGACCTTGGAATTGACCCCATAGAAGAGAAGCAACTAAAGCTCCATATGCGCCGAAATAAATTGACTACGTATGATGAGATTCCATTGGATATTTTGCTTCCGTATGCTGTTAAGGATGCGGAATTTACTTTGATGTTCTATGCTAAATATTTTTCAGATGTACGAGAGTATTTTTTAGAGGTTTATGACCTAGAACGAAAATCTCTTATGGTTTTGATGGAAATGGAACGTCATGGTGTATTGATAGACAGACCATATTTAGAATCTGTTCAAGTTCAGTTGTTAACTGAGTTAGATGACTTGGATTTATCGATTAAGAATTTAATTGGTGATGAGTTAAATATAAATTCCCCTAAACAATTAGCTGATTTCTTCTTTAGAAAAGAAGGATTGGCTCCCATAAAAATGGGTAAGAATCATGAGAGTGTAGATGTATCTGTTTTGGAGCAATTGAAGCATCCGTTGGCAGAACAATTAGTCAGCTACAGGAAAAAGTTCAAATTAGCAAATACATATGTTGCTCCGATGTTAGAGATGTTGGATGATAACGGTAGGCTACATTGTTCCTATAATCAGGTTGGGGCTAAAACAGGTAGAATGTCTTGCTCTGACCCCAATCTACAAAATATACCTAGTGATAGGGAAACTTCATTGATTCGTCGGGCATTTGTTTCGGATACTGGAATGGTATTTTTTGATTATTCGGGTATGGAAGCTAGGGTATTTGCCCATTATTGTGATGATAAAAAGTTACTTAACACCTATAACGATAATTTAGACCCTTATATAATGGTTGGGGCTTCTATATTTAATATTCCGTATGAAGAAGTAGTATCAAAACTTGAGGCTGGGGATTCTGAGGCTAAGAATATTCGTTACATAGGTAAAACTACTTTTTTATCTACTATCTACGGGGTTGGGAAAAAGAGATTATCTGGTCAATTAGGTGTATCTGTGGATGAATCAGAATCTTTCTTAAAGAGTTTCTTCAAACTGTATCCCAAAATCAAATCTTTTATACGCACTACTAGCGACCAAGTAAAAGTTAACGGTCATATATCTACATTGGCTGGTAGATACAGACGATTGGAGTTTAAAGATAATTATAAGGCGGTGAATGCGTTAATACAGGGAACTGCAACAGGTGATATGTTGAAGGCATCTTTGATTAAATGCCATGATGCATTGAAAGAAATAGATGGCTCTCTATCTCTAGTTATCCACGATGAAGTGTCTATTGAGGGGCTATCTACTGACGGTATACCTGTGATAAAATCAATACTAGAAGATTTTAAGGGTTTTAAAGTTCCGATACCAGTTGATGTAAGTGTCTCTGATTATTCATGGGCCGATAAAAAGGAGTTGAGTGGGGTATAAAATATGGATAAGCCCAATTGTTTAGAAGGACAGGCCCATCACTGGATTTTTCCTACTGGAACTGGCTCCACTAAGATTTTTGGGCCTAGAAGGTCTGGTGGTGTGGGTTTTTACGATGCGAGTGCAATTAGTATAAATTATAAACGAACAGCTACGTGTAAAATATGTGACCAAACATATACTTTTGAAAATATTAAAAGTCCTTATGTCAGACCTTTGGACGCTTCAAAGAATGGTAGAAAAAGAAGGGCCAAACATAAGAAGTTTACGAATGATTGGATAATAGAGAGAAAAAAGAGCGAGCGTGAAGCAAAGAAAAATTTTGAACAAGGATAGAAATTTCTTCTCGCTATTAAAAATAAATCTATTGAGGTAAGTAATGGCTAAAATAGCACAAAGTTTAAGTTTTACGTTTAGAGTAGGTCAGGCTTCTAATCAATATTGTAAAGTAAATCTTGAGGTATCTGATATTGATACTGAATTGCCTCTGGATGTTCAATTACAGAAAATTGATAACACTCTTGATGGTATCTGGAAGCATATTCGAGATAGAATTGATAATCAAATTGAAGAAGTTTTAAAGGAACAAGAGGCTGATTAAAATGCCACGAAAAAAGAAAGACGATACAACTCCGTTAACCCTATCTGAATTAGGCACTAAATATAATGGTATTCTTAATGTAGGTTCCTCTGATGATTTTTTGTATGATAGAATTTCATTTGGAATACCAGCATTAGATAAATTATTGGGCGGTGGAATACCTAAGAAACGCCTTACGCTTCTAACTGGTCAATCTAATGCTGGTAAGAGTTATCTGGCATCTCAGGCTGTTGTGAATGTTCAGAAAGCTGGTGGGACAGCAGTATGGCTGGATTCGGAGATGAGTTGGGATTCTGGGTGGATGCAAAAATGTGGGGTGGATACAGATAATATTTTATTGACACAACCTCTTACTGGGGAAGATGCTTTCAACACCATTAGAGATTTGATGATTGATGGTGTAGACTTAATAGTTTTGGATTCCATTGCTGGTCTAGTTCCTTCAGCAGTTCATGAAGAAGATTTTTCATACAATCCTATGGCATGGCAAGCACGATTAGTTAACACTTCTTTACCAAGGCTTTTTCCGCACTTTAAAAATGGAAGTGCTTTGGTTATTATTAATCAAGTTCGCAGTAGCATGGGGCCAGTTTCTTTGGATGCAATGCCGGGGGGAGTGGGACAAGTATTTTTTAGTCATATGATTCTACAGGCTAAACGGTCTGGTTGGATTGAGGATAACAAAGTAAAAGTTGGGTTTGATATTGAAGTACGTTTACGGAAAACAAAGGCTGGTGGTTTGCCATTTGATTCCTGTACCATTCCATTTAGGCTAGATGGAGGATTTGATATTGTTGAAACGTGGATACGTGAAGCACTAGACATGGATATAGTTAAACAGTCAGGGCCGTGGTATGCCTTACCAGAAATGGATGAGAAATTAATGGGGATGAATAATGTGAAAACTTTTTATTTAAACAACCCAGATAAGTTTAAGCTCTTACAGGAATTGGTTGGTGTCTAACGGAATTACCTTGATAGATGTTCTTTCATGTCTTCCTGATGTGCGTTCTTTAGATAATTTACTATGTAAATTTTTAGAGTACACTGAAAAAGACCTTGAGACAGTTGATTTACGTGATGATATTATGGCTCTTGCAGTTGGTTATCAGACTGTAAAGTTATTTGGTTTCTTATCTGAAGTATTTTCTAAGGAACCATTTGATTCTTTGACCGGAAAAGAATTATCTGAGGTTATAAAACACAGTATGGATTATTTTCATAGTCGGCTAGATACAGAGGGAGGTGGTTATGATTACATATGAGTATAAATTTATAGACTTATCTTTGCTGGGTGGTTCTGCGTCAGTCATTGATGCATTTAATGAACAGGGCGGTATTGGGTGGGAATTGGTATCGGTTGTGGGTGGTGTTGGGTATTTTAAACGGTCATCAAATAATGGGTTTGATTCAACAACGGTTTCTGTTAGTGCTGGTGAAGATTCATCTAGTATGACTATTATCACTACTGATAATGTATCGGGTGAAGAGGTTCTGTTGGAAGAGAAAGAACCACCAAAGCGTCGAATTGGAAGACCCCCCAGAGAAGACCGACAAGTCGGGGTTTTGTTAGCAGAAGATTCTATAATGCCTTCACCTGAAAGTATTCAATAATTTGAAACCCCGTGATTTTACGGTTCAAGAAAATAATATAGCGGAAATTCTATCTGACTTAGGTTTACGCTATGAGCAACAATACTCTATAGGCTCTAGAACAGTTGATTTTTATTTGCATGAAATGAACAGTGTTATCGAGGCTGATGGAGTATATGGTCATTTAAGAAAGTCTGATAGAAAAAGAGATTTAGAATTGATGAGTTTGGGTGTAAAGAATATTTTTCATATAAGCGACTCTACTAAACCCAAAATACTTAATACATTGGCAGGTATATTTTGTCAGGGATAAAATCAATACTACGTCAGAGGGAACATAGAGAACCTCTGATAACAAAACATGATGAATGGCTAGTTAAAGAGATTGATAGGCATTTAACCTCTACCTCTGACCAACGACCTCCATCCAAACATATTTTTTATCCTTCGTTTTTAGGGTCTACGTGTGATAGGTTGCTATACTTACATTATAATGGTCTACTTCCAAACCCTAAATTTGATTCTAAAACCCTTAGAATTTTCGCTCATGGTCATGCGACTGAAGCTAGGTATAAGGATATTTTTTCCAAAATGCGAATTTTATCTGGTGATGAAATTCAGACTCGTTATGATAATCCTTGTATTCATGGGAGGGCTGATTTCATACTGAATTTTCCTGAGTTTGGTAGAGCTATTGTTGAGTTGAAAACTATTAATGAGAGAGGTTTTTCTAATTTATCTGTACCAAAATCAGACCATGCTATTCAAATTCAAATATATTTAAACATACTGAATATAGATAATGGGTTTGTCTTGTACGAATGTAAGAATGACCAACAATTAAAGTCCTTTCATATTAAACGGTCTTCCTCTGAATGGGACTCGATTATAGAAAGATGTATTAAAATACAAAATATGACTGTTGTTCCAAAATTAGCTACTATCACACATGAGAAATGGTGCAATTGTTTAGATGTAAAAGAAGAGTTAGAGAATGCTTGAGACACAACAAAATGACACACATCTAGGGGCTGTATTGCGACGAGTTGATTCGTATTTTGAAAAATTAGAACTCCCTAAATTAGAGGCTGATGTAGAAGCCCCTAAAGTCATCTATATATCCGATTTGGAAGATTGCACTAATAAAGATTTAGAAAATTATTTGCTCTTGTTTGGTGGATTTCGTTCTTATTTGGATGCGAAATTAGCTTCTGTTGAGTCTAAAAAAACTATATTGGAAGCGACTTTTGATGAGGGTCTTAACCGTATGCTTTATACATTAGAAGAAAAATATGGAGAAGAGGGGCGTAGAAGACCCAATAAGGAATCTTTACGTGGGGAAGCTATTGCTACTAATTCTGGGTTGAAGAGAACTCGCCAAGAGTTAATTGAGGAAGAAGGGTTATATATTCGATTGTCTGGAATTCGCAATGCTTATAAAAGTATGTATGATGCTGTTAGCAGGGTTGTGGCTTTGCGTGTTAGTAGTCGAGAACAGATTTAGACATGGGGTTCTATATAGGTATAGATTGTAGTTCTCGCTCTGCTCATTTTGTAGTTCTAGATGTAGATGAGAAAATTATTTTGATGGATAAGTGTGTTGATACATCAAAAGATGTAGAAGCACGTTTTAACAGTGTTTGTACTCAATTCAATGATTATATACTTAATCAATTAGATTTATTTGTTGATAGTGTAGCCACAATTGAAAATCCAGTTATGATTCAAAATGTAAAAGCCACTATAACTATCACGAATGTGATAGCTGGTGTTAAGCGAGAGCTTTTTAGAAATGATATTTCGTATTGGGCGGTAGATAATAAGTCATGGAAGAAAGATGTTTTGGCAAATGGGGCGGCTTCTAAAGAAGAAATTTTGAAGTTTGCTGAAATAAAATGGGGTAAGGTTTTTGTAGAGCAAGATTATGCAGATGCAGCTTGCATAGCTCTGTGGGGTCTTGTAAAATTTGGACGAACTAGGGTATAATTTTAAGAATTGTTTTAGTGTATACAAAAATAGAATCCAAATTTATGCTTTAGGAGAAAAGACTATGCTGGGTAATGACGAACTCCATACTAAAATTTTATATCCAGTCACAAGAGTTCGGGCAGGGAATGCTGGTGGTTCGGGGGTGGTTGTGTATTCAGAGCCAGACCCTAAAAAGCCTGATGAGTATATAAATATTGTTTTAACTTGCCAGCATGTGGTTGATGGGGCTATCAAAATGAGGGATGAGTTTGATAGTGTTCTGAAACGTAATCGAAAGACTGATTATTTTGAAGAGGTTGTTGTTGAGATTTTCCAGTATTTGGGTAGCAGACTTATTTCAAGCAACGCTACTACTGGTGATATTATTGCATACGACAAGCACCATGACATTGCAGCTATAAAGTTACATAATCCAAATAAAATGGAACATGTGGCTTCTATAATCCCTGAAAACGAAGTTAAAGAGCTTCGTTTTTTTGAAAATGTTGTGACATGTGGTTGTAGTTTATTGCATGACCCATTTGGAAATATTGGTACAATAACTTCTTTGCGAGAAGTTATAGAGCAAAAGAATTATCTTATGGCTAATGCCCCAGCTATATTTGGAAATTCTGGTGGGGGATTGTTTCATGGTGATACTGGTCATTTATTAGGGTTGACATCGAGAGTTACTGTTACTCAATTAGGATTTGGGTTGGATGTTCAAGCATGGATGAATTTCAGTACGCATCCAGAGCGTTTATATGAGTTTTTTAATGACCAAGAACTTAGATTCCTAGTAGACCCCACAGATGATTTTCATAAGGCAATGTCTAGGAGGTTGGAACGGCGAAAAGACGCTATACGAGATTTATTTTTAACTGATGAGAAGGAAGAGGAAGTGGTAGTTGATGGCTAAGAAAAAAACTGAGTCTAGAGAATGTTGTTTAGATAGTGCTGTGTCGTGTAAGTGCCAGTCTGATGACCAGTGCATAGAAGTCTTGAAAAGGTATTCTAAAGTCGTTTATTGTAATGATGATAAATGCCTGTTTAATGTATCTTTACCTTATGAGTATTTTGTGAATCGTGGTCTAAATCATAAGCCCTTTAAAGATGATTCTTTTCATGGGGTTTGTGGTAGGGCAGATATTGGCTTACGTCTAAAAGAAATTAACGTTACTGAAACAGGTTCTAAAGTAAAGCACTCTAATACCATTTGCACTGTGCGTAGTGATAAGGGATATAAAGGTCATATGGACTTTTCTAAACTATTACAATCTGACGGTACTCCATATGGTGGAATAATACCGGGGCCAGTTGACCCCGGTACTGCTTATGGAGTTCGGTAAGGGTAAGTTTAATGAGGTCACAGACATCTACTGAAGAGGAGCGCAAAAGAGCATTAGAGTTATATCTGGAAGGGAGTAAATCTTTTTCTAAAATGGCTGAGACTCTTAGTGATGAGTTTGGTCGAGATGTGAGTGTAAATGCTCTATATGCGTGGAAACGCAAATATGATTGGGAAGACTTGCGAGCCAGACAGCAAATTGTTGTTGTTCAAAAATTATCTGAATTGGATGAAGATGAAATAGTAGTTGACCAGAAAAGACAACTGGACAGCTATAAATATCTCTCAGATAAAGGTAGGTCTGCTTTAGAGACATTGCAATTTGGTGATGCGATGGAAGCCACTAGAGCTATGGATATAGGTATTCAGGGTGAGAGGAAAGTTCGTGGTGGATTAATCAATTTAGAATTTGTGCAAGAATGTATGTCTATTATTTTAAACCATATTGATGATGAATCCACATTAAAGAATTTAGCTATAGATTTTAGGAAGTTGCTAGTGAAGTATAAAGATTCATAAATTATTTATTGAGAGTGTTCTATGCCCAGAACTTATAAGAAAAAGAATGATACATTAGTTACATTTGAAGATGGCTTACAGGAGATGATAGATACTCTCGATGATAGACAATCTATCGACACTGGGTCTTTTTGGGAATTCACACGAGATATTTGGAGTCAAGGATACGAGCATAAAAATTATTTTGATGCATGGCATGTTGGAGTTATATGTGATGATGTAGATAGAGCAATGGCTGATGGTAAACATTATGTTGGTATACTTCCAAGAGGTCATATGAAATCGACTATCTTGGGGTATGCTTTTTGTGTTTGGCGTATTTTAAATTCTCCTCAAGATACGTCCATACTTTATCTCTCATATAGCGATGGTATGTCTCGCTATCATATTTCTGAGATGAATCGACATATACGTGGAAATCCTCAGTTAATGGACTGGATGACTGACCGTTCTCCTAATGCTGATTATTCGTTTAGATATTTAGTAAATGGTTCACGGGCTGAAGTTATGCATGGGGGTCTTTTTTCCTTTAAGCGTGGTATGCATTTGAATGGCGCACTTGTTTGTGATGACCTTATGCGTGACCCTGAAAACCCATTGAATATTTCTAGCCTTTCTAAAATTGAAGAGTGGTTCTACACTGAAACTCTTTATATACCTAATAGGGGAGTACCAGTAATTGTTTTAGGTACTCCGATGTTACCGGGAGACTTGCTTTTTAAATTACAGGGGGATGAACGCTTTATTTCACGAGTTCT